CCACAATAATAATAATAATAATAATAATAATAATAATAATAATAATAATAACACGTCTAACTATGTAAAAAATATTAATCCTATTAGCATTAGAAATAAAGCAAATGATAAGATAATGGAAGAATATTTTCAAACCAAATGTGATATATTACAGTTTGATACAGACGAAGGAATATTTGAAATTTCTAATGATAAAATATACAAGATTATAGAAAATCCGGATTTAGAACATTACCAGTTTAGCAACGAAATTTCGTTTATGATTCAAAATCAAGAGACTATTAGAAAGGAGATATACTATATCCCTCTACGATATACCTATATAAAAAAGGAGATGAAAAAGTATAAACTACACTCATCTAGTTTATTGACATTTGTACTAGTGAATGATAATGAAATATATTTTGAAACTTCAGAATTGGAAATAACTGAGTCAATAAAGGAAGACATGATTACGTTTTTATCATTGTTAAAACTTTATAAATAATATATAACATGCTTCCATGGATTATTCAAATGAGTATTATATCATTGGTTTTAATAATATTAGTTCATTATTTATTTACTTTTTTTAAGACAAATTTAACAATTCCCAAAGTAAAAGATTTAGTAAATAAACCTCAAAAACAATATGATATATTATTTGATACTATGAAAGAAACAAATATTCATCCTAGAAAATCGACTCCCGACGATAATTCTGATATGAAAAATGAATTGAAAAATTACCTGAAAGAACTCAGCGATAGTAAAAAATCGGCAAGTTCTACGACACAATCGGGAAATGGAAATAACGGATTGTCTTCACATCATTCGTCATTAAATGTTAATGAAAATGGTGGTTTATTAACGAATGATAATTTAATAGGTGGAGCAATGTCGTCTAGCAATTATTCGTCTTTTTAAATCTTCAAGGATGTAATATAATTTACAGATTATATAATATGGTAATTAATAATTCTTAATCTAGTATAAACGATTACCTTAATTGGTTTAAAGAATATATTATATACTATGTTATATGAAGCTTCATCACAATGACAAGAATAATTTATTGAGGCGATTACCAAATTTGAAACTTTCTTATGAAAATATCCATAAGAAAGTTTCTAGCGAGATGTATTTCTTAATCCCAAAAGGGAAGAAACATCTTGTTTGGTTCACTTATTTTCAAGATAAAAAGGTTTGTATTTTTGTAGAGATTAATCCAGGATCGCAAAAATCGATTTCAAATATGGTTATTGTTCCACAGTCGTTCGAAAAAAAAATGGTACTAGGAACCATTTTGTTCGGAACTCTCTTTTCCATGAATGATAAATCTTTTTTTTCTACCGAAAATATTCACTATTATTGTGGGAAAAATATTGAGAATGACAATGAACTTTCCAAATTAAATTTGTTGAAACATATATTTGATAATAAATTAAAACAGACAATTATTACAAAACATGGTATATGTATAGGTCTTCCAGTTATCGAGTCTAGTTTCGAAAATGCTATATCTTGTGCCAAGCAACTACCATATGAAATTTATTCTATTCAACAGCGAAATTTTCAAGATAACAAACATTTATATAATTCTACGTTATATAAATCATCTACTGTAAATGAAGCGGAAAATAGGATTTTTGTAGTAAAAGCAGATATACAAAATGATGTATATCATTTACATGTAAAAAATAATCAGAATCATTTAGAAAAATATGATGTTGCTGCTATACCTGATTACAAAACGAGCGTGATGATGAATAAAATATTTAGAAAAATTAAGGAAAATGCGAATTTAGATGCATTGGAAGAAAGTGACGATGATGAAGAGTTTGAAGATATTCGAGAAGATAGATTTGTATTCTTAGACAAGAGCATTACAATGGAATGTTCTTTTCAAAAAAAGACAAATACCTTTGTTCCTATCAAAATAGTAACAGATAGACAAATAGCAACACTGTCATCCATAAATGAATCAAAACAATATTTAGAACAATCTAATGCGCGTAAAAATACACAACATAATTCATATAATAGAAACAATAATTACCAAAACAATAATTACCAAAACAATAATAATAGAAATAGAAATAACAATAATCAAACATATAATGGTAATCATTCCAATAATACAAACAAGTCCAATCATACACCTAATCACAACCATCGCGGACAGAGACAAACCTATAATTCACACAGCCAAATAAATCATTATAGACAGTCATTTAATCAATAATTCTTTTTATCACTGTATTATATATATGTCAATTATTTCTCTATCCCCAGAAACAGTTAATTCGCAAAATGCTCATTTTCCAAATCCGGGATTTTCAAGTAAAGTTGGTGCGGTTACAGGATGTGGTGGTTCCGGAAGTGATTTAGCATTACAACAAAAAGGGCTTTATCAAGTTGTAAAAACTGGTGGAAAACGAATGAAACAATCGAGAAAAACTCGTTCCAGAAAAAGCCACAAGAGACCAAGTAAAAAGAGAAAAACAAAGAGAAGTAAGAGAAGTAAAAGAAGTAGAAAGATGAAAGGTGGTGTTGGGCATGAATTTTCACAACAACAAACTCTAGCAGAGCGTTCAGGTGTTGGCGCAGGACATTCAGTTCATAGAGGAGAACATTCTACCTATGAACATAATGGTATTAATTCGGATACTAATATGAATGCGTCTATGCAAGCCGGTCAGGCTGGTGGAAGCTCATTCGGAGAAGGCGGGTATCCCTATTACTCTTATAAACCGTCTGATGGTGAAAACTTGTCTCTATTTGCCGGATCTGGTTACCCTCCCATTTCTCGCGGTCTAAATAGCCAATGTGGTGGAAGAAGAAAGGGAAGTAAAAGTAAAAAAATGAAAAGTAAGAAAGGTAGAAAAGGTGGAAGAAAAATAACCAAACGAAGATCATCGTCAAAAAGACAAAGAGGTGGATATAGTCAATATATGTCCAATATAGCAAATGCCCACAATTATTCCACTGGTGCTCCACCAACATTGACCGCTGGAAGTTCAGCATTAGCTAATCCTTCTCCATATACCCCAAGTAACGATTGTTTAAATACCTGGAAACATTTAGGCGACACTGCTCCTTATAACCAGGTTTATAATTAAATAAAAAATATGTTGATATGATTAGTTGAAATATATTAACCGCGTACTCCTTTTTATTTATAATTTTATCAAGCATACCCCTTTTAAAGGTTCTTCCTTTTTCTTGATTCGTTTCATACTTTCTACGCTTTTACTAGGGTCATAAATCGTTTGCCAATTACCAGTCATGTAAGAATCATTATCGATTGAAATAATATTGTATTTCTGTTTTATATAATATTGTCTTCTTTTTTGCCATTGTTTTTCAAATATAACATGACTATCTACAATATCTATTACTAAAGGTGATGTATGTTTTGTTCGCAAAATTCTACCCACTGATTGACATACATCCGTTTTAGGTGATGCCATAATAAGTGTCGTCAATGTTTTAATATCAAGTCCTTCTGACGCCATGGCATAAGTAGCAATAATGACTTTCTTTCCTTCACTTACTTTTAAATCCGCCTCTTTCATACCACCAATATAATATCCAACTGTAGCTATATTACGATGCTCGATTGCCTTGTGTAAATAGGTTATCAATGATTTATTATGCGCTAAAATCATTATTTGCTGATCCGGATTTTGTTGTAATTCATTCTGTAATACTTGTAGGATGAATTCAGACCGACGATTATAATTACATAATTTAGAAATCATAGTACTATACAGAGGATTTCCTCTATAATCGTATTTAATCTCGTTAAAATCGTCATCATCTACCTTGTATTGAATCGATTTTACAATGACTTTGTGCTCACTTGTATCCGTTTTTTCCTTGTGAACAACATCACCTAGGAACATTTTAAATACTTTAGTAAGTCCATCTTTTCTCTGCATTGTTCCAGAAAGCCCCAACGTATAATTGGTAATCGTTTTCATCATACATCGACTGAATACTTCTGCTCCTAAATGATGTGTTTCGTCATAAATCGAGAGTCCGAAACTATCAAATAAATTGTCTGGATAGTCTTTCTGTGAAAGCGATTGCAACATACCAATGACAATATCCTTGTCTTCAATATCGATAACTTGTCCCTGTATTTTACCAACTCTTGCTGTAGGTAAGAATTGTTGAATTCTCTCTATCCATTGATTTAAAAGGAATGATTTATGAACAATGACTAATGTCTTTTTTTTTAGTTTGGATACAATATACAGACCCATTACGGTTTTTCCTTTCCCTGGATCCACGTCTAATAAACCACCACCACTATCTTTCACAAAATGAATATATTTATTTACAATGTTTATTTGAAAATCTCTTAATTCGCCATTAAATTTAATATCAATGTCATCTCCTCTAGACAATTTATTTTCCGACGGATTTCCAAAATTATCTTGACCGAAATATCTAGGAACATAAAATTTGTTGGGTGATTCGCGGTACAATGAAAATGGATCTGGTTGTACTGGCGATTTAGGGATATATGCCTTTACAGTTAATTCGTTGCGAATAAATGTTTGTTCTTTCTCATTTAAATTTGATTTTAAAAGTGAATATCCTTTCTTTCCTAAGTAAGTCATATTATAGTAATAGTAATGTTATAATATGTTAATAATCATTTATATTATTCAATTTTTAATATAATAATATGATATATGGAACCTTACCAAAATCTATTCAAAAAGAGCAATTACCACCACCTTGCTCTACTAGTCGTTTTAGTTTTATACAGCGTTTTAAACATTCAAACGCCTTCCATGTTAGCTAATTTAATCGATAATATTTATGGAAACATTATTGTTATCGTAGCTGCGTTTTATTTATTCGCTCATTGCCACCCGATTGTTGGGGTTGTTGGATTATTTGCCGCCTATGAATTAATTCGTCGTTCTAGTCATTCTACAGGAACTCTTGCCATAGAGAGATATTTACCCACTGAAATCAAAAAGAGTGGTCATTTTAGCGCTTTTAATCAGTTTCCTGTTACTTTGGAAGAAGAGGTTGTTAAGCAAATGGCACCTTTGGTAGAATCTGCTGGTCCTAGTAACTTAAATTATAAACCATCCAGCGATGATACTCATGGCGCTATGGATGTACACGACACTACCTCTGTTGTCTAACTGAACTACAATTTATATATTTTAGCATTCTATAAATAATGAATTATTATTTATAGAATTTAACAATTATTCCTTTCTCATTTTTTTGAATAAATATTTCCCACCATATACAATTCCAGAAGCTACTACAATACCAAGTAATACGTACAAGAATGGTTCCACTTGCTCCATAGATATAGTAGGTCCCATTGTACCAGTATTTGTATTTACACCGTCCGGTCCTTCTTGAACCAGAATATTCCCTTTTTCATCTACCGGCTGACAATCAATATAAATATTATCATCATTGCCTTTAGAATTTGCACCGTTTTTATTGTAAAAAAAAGCAGTTGTCTTTACTGGAGTAACAGTTGTTGATATCACTTGTTTCAACTTTGTCAATAACGAAGCTTCTATATGTAGAGCGTCGTCTATGTTATAAACAATGTATGAATAGGTTCCATTACATGGAGTATAAGGTAATGTTCCAGTGTAAGAAAAATAGCCTTTTTTATCTGGTATAAAATTGTCTAGAGAAAAATTTCCACTAGACGTTGTCGCCGACTCATTTATATTGGGAACTCTCAATGCGGCTTCTGTAATCAAGGTGTTTAATTGTACAGACCCTTTATCCGTTTTGGCGCCAGATATAAATGGTACTGATACGATTAAATTTTTTCCAGGACCATTATGAATAATAAGTATTTCTCCGTCTGCGCGTTTGGTTTCATAGGTATGTAGAGATGGTTGATATATTCTTACTTGTGTGACATTATACATTTCGCCATTATATTTTACTGGGTTTGATTTTCCAGAATAATTTAATGTCAAATAATTACCTTTATTAGACATATTAGGATTATATGTTCCATATTTATAGTTATAATCACATTTTAATACACATGGTCCATCTATTGAACTCATTGCTATATTTATTGGAGATGTAGCAGTAGTGCAAGCGACAGGAGTTGTATTCATATTAATATACGTTTATAAAATAAATACAAAATAAATACTTTTCTTAAAGTAGTATATATAATGAAACTCTCTAAAAACAGATTACATAAAATAAAATTAAAGCGAAACGACTCAAGAAAAAAATATAATTTAAGAAGAAAAAAGGGAGGTAAATATGAAAATTCACGAAAAAAAGGAACACGTAATACTCATCTAAAAAATAAAACAATGAAAATATATGTAGGTGGAAAACCACCACTACCTAAATTATCAATGAATAAATTATTTACTGACTGTAAATGTAAGACAATACCAAATGATGAATCTACTGACGAATCATTTGTTAATAAAACACGAGATGAACGTAGTACGTTTGTAACAAATTATTTCCAGTATGTGGATAATTCGAACTGTGTCATGGATGCTAAAAATAAATTAGTCTCTTATTTAAAAGCTCTATATAGTAAAAATGGCGACGGTTCAATAGATGAAATTGGCGAGTTGATGGAAATATATGCTAATAAAATTCCTACGAATTCTTTGACAGAAAAACAACGTATGGATTATGCTATAGATATGAATGTTATAAAGGGAACACAAGCTTTTACTACTACTGCGTTATCGAAGGAAGAGCTAAAGAAAAATAAAGAAGAACAAACAACTCGTGAAGAAAATATGATGAATGAATTAAGAAGTCTATGTAAAATTAATAGTACTATAAAATTACCGGAAGATACTCCGGAAACAATGAAACATATTAAGGATGTTGCTAAAGATGTAAAACAAAATAATCCAGATAGCAAACTTTTTACTGAGAATAACCTGGAATTTAAAAAGGATAATGTAAATTATTATCATGCAGAGACAACATCAGAAGGTGAATGTATGTATAGTTCATTTATATTTAGCATGTTTTATAAAGGAATTGGAAATTGGTATGGTAAAGGTTGGGTACCTGAGATAAAAGTATTGGTTGGTGATAAAATAAATTATATGGGGAATTTACGTTTAGTGCTTGCTAAGTATATATGTAATAATCTAGACGACCTCGTCAAATCTCAAACAGTTAGCATTATACAACTATTAGAAGCAATGAAACGTATCCAAGGAAATGGATGGGGTGAAGATACAGAAATTATTTTATTAGCCAAAATGTTTGATATCTGTGTTGGAGTGTTTAAACAAGTAGGTGGTAAGAGTCGAGAAAATACATTTGAATTGTATAATAGTAAGGGTGTAAATATACAAAACGATAGTGGTACTGACGATGATAGGAGCAAACAAATAGAAACGAATTGTGTCTCAAATAATAAGGAAAATATTCTCTATATACTGGAAATAAGAAATACGTTAGGCGAAGCAGGAGGTCATTTTCAAGCACTAATTAAGAAGGATGTTGTAAGTAATGTGCAAAATAATAATCCTGAGAACACAAATACGAAGACACCAATTCCAGAAATTAGCGATAGTTTAAAACAGTATGAATGTGATCCTGACAAAATTGACATAACCGTACCTGATAATATTGAAGAGGCGGAAAAGAAATATCATACAATTGACAATTCTATAACACAATGTCCTAAAAATAAACAAATCGATTTACTTGATAAATGGTTTGAGTATATAGAAAATTTTAAATCCAAATTTGGGAAGGAGCCTATGAGTATGTCAATCAATGAAAAATGTAAGCATTTGTTCGTAGGTGAAATGAATTATGAAAATGTTCCTGATGAAAAAGACGCGGCCGAAAAAAAACTAGGTGACTATCTAGATCTAATTAATAAAGATAAGGACGCAAATAATAGCGCCTGTTATTATTCTATTGACGCAGCATTAAGTATTTATATGAATAATTTAAACAAAAAACATCCAGCCATATTAAATTCGAATGACCAGACATCTGAAAATAAAGATAAACCATCCGAACAACCATCAACCTCAAAAAAATGTCCGTCAGAACAAATAATCATAAACGATTTATTTAAACCGGAAAATAAAGAGGATACATGTAATCGAAAAAAGAAGATATTAATGCAACTATCTCCTGATAAAAATCTTGACTGTCCTGAATCTGCTGGAGTAAAATTTCAAGAGTTCAATAATAATTTTAATGACATATGTAACAAACAAGATGATTCTGGAAAAAAGGACTGTGATGATAATTTTAATAAATACGATGAAGATATCAGTAATATAGATTGTTCAACTATAACAAATATTGTGCTTAAAAAAAAGCTTAGTCCTGATAACAAAAATAATGTAAATTGTAAAGAAGAAGCCACTAAATATTTAAATAAATATGAAACTGAGTATAATAATCAATGTTTTAAACTAGCAATTGAAAAAGCAAATCAAGCTGATAAATTTAAACTATTGGTCACTAAATTGAGTAGCGATATTTTACAGCTAGAAAAACAATTAGCGAATGAAAAAGATGAGCAAAAAAAAAAGGGATTACAGAAGCAAATATCAGAGGAAAATGAAAAACTGACTAAAATGGAGGACGAATATAAATTAATGAAACAAATAGCGGATGATATTAGAGGAGTAGTAAGTGAAGATTCTATTAATGAAATTTTAAAATTAAATAATGAGAGAGAAAAGGCAAGAATAGAAGTTAAAAAAATAAAGGCTGAAATAACAGCTGCGCAAAGTAATAATGCAGCTAAGGATGTAATAGATAATTTAACCGAAAAAGAAAAGGCAATGGATGATAAATACAAACAAAGTATAAGTAGCGCTAATAGTTATGTAACTAATGTACGTAAAAATCTTGCTTCGACTGGAACAACACCTGGAGCAACACCTGGAGCAACACCTGGAGCAACCCCTGGAGCAACCCCTGGAGCAACCCCTGGAGCAACCCATGGAGCAACCCCTGGAGCAACCCCTGGAGCAACACCTGGAACAACACCTGGAGCAACCTCTGGAGCAACACCTGGAGCAACACCTGGAACAACACCTGGAACAACACCTGGAGCGAACTCCAATTTAAACGCAAATAAAAGAGCATTAGAAATGAAAGCCGAAGCAGAGAAGTTTCGTTTAGATCAAATTAAAAAAGCTGCCGCCAAAGTTAAAGCACAAGAAGCTGTTAAAAAGACTGAAAGAGAATATAAGGAATCTCAAGAAAAAGCTGAAAATATTAAAAAGAATAATGGAACAAAAGAAGAACAAGAAAAAGCTGAAAAAGAAACTGAAACTGCGAAAGCAACTCTCGATCAAGCTAACAAAAATGCTAATGAAGCTAATATTAATTTAGAAAATGCTAATAAAAAGGTTGAAGAACAACAAAAGAAATCGAAAAAAACTAGTTGGATGCCTTCTATGCCTAACATGCCTAACATGCCTAACATGCCTAACATGCCTAACATGCCTAACATGCCTTCTATGCCGAAATGGTCATCTTCATCTGAAACAGAACAAACGAGAGATTTAAACGGAAACATTGAATTAGAAATTAACGAAAAAGATTTCAATTCAGAACTAAAGCGTGTTAGTATAGAGGTTTTCATTCCTAGAAACGCCCAAGTAATAGTCAAAGATTATGCTAAAAATACCGCAAACGAAACGTTACATAATATATCAACGATAGGTGTATAGATGTATATGTTACGATAAAGATGAAATAATAAAATTGATTACTTTTAATAATATATTTATAATATAAAAAGTAATCAATATGGTAATTGAATACATTCTAAAAATTTATGAATACGTAGCAGATATTCTTTGTCCATTTGCTTTAAATCAATATAATTTAAAAGATGACGACAATATGGAATCTTACGATCATTTTGATGAATACACTAAATTAATTACCATTACCGACAAAAAAATATATAACTATAATTATAATTATTATAATGATAATGATAACATAAGTGATAGCATAAGTGATAGCATAAGTGATAACCGTAGTGATAAATTACATATAACTAATAGATATCCTTTTAAAAAATCACAAAGTTATAATGTTCCGCGATATTATTGTGGTTTTTGCTCTAAAGTTATAAATTTACCAGAATTTATGTATCAGGACAAAATATTTTGCACGATTCAATGTAGAAGTCGTCAAATTATTGTCGATAAAAAAGACCTAGTGAGAGAACATCATAGTCTTAGCATATAAAAATATGTATGATTATTCATATTATGCAAATGGAATATATCTCATGGTAGCGTTATCATATACAGTTGCTTGAAATGTAGCATCTATACCATCTACATATACTGTATCACCATTGGATATTTCATCACATCCATATTCACTTGTACAACTTTTTGATTTGAATGAAACTGGAAGTTTTAGCTGATTGTTACTATCATTCATGGTATAATATTGCCATTTATCACGTCCTACATATAACGGTCTTCCCATTAAAGGTAATAACGTTTCTGGACCATTCATTCTTTTTAATAGTCCAATTTGTCGGTAACTAGTATCTACCGCACGTGTATTTATATTAATAGGAATGCCTCCACGGACATCATTTGACATAATGACGCGTTCATCTTTGAGTGGAGGTGTATATGGATTCATTAATACGTCATTTTGAACATTTGAAAAAGAATAACTGGGTCTAGGAAATATACCAAGCATTGAACTGATACTTGAATGACCACTTTGTGAATAATTATCACTATTTCTATTAGCATTATTCGAGGGTCGATGATTCTCATTGACAGGTGAGGATTGTCTGATATAAAATAAATATAACATTACAGAAATCGCAATAATAACATATATAAATGTGAAATTTTCAAAACAAATTACACCTGGAGGACATTTTGCCATTATTATATTTATAATTATATTATAAAACGAGATTTAATATAATTATTTTTATTTTATTCTTCATTCTTCATTCTTCATTCTTCATTCTTCATTCTTCATTCTTCATTCTTCTTCATTATTTTTTTCCAGTAAATTTGGATAACATACCACCAAGACCTTCTAATTTACTTAAATCCATGTTATTCATAAATGATTCGGCTGTTTTTATAAATGGCTCCATACCCTTAATATTGTCCATTAAATTTTTCTGTTGCTCTAAAAGTGTCTTTGTCTGTCCCGTCAAACCCTCAATTCCTCCCTCACCAACCTGATTTTGAAGATTTTCATATGCTTTTTCTAATGTACCAGCGTAATCAAGCTTGTTGGGTTTTTTTGCCGGATTCATATCACTGGTTACACCTTCAGGTTCCTCCTCGTCATGAACAGTTACTGGCTTCTTAGCAGCTAATGTATTATCTTTTTTAACTTCTCCCTTTTTCGCATCTTCTCCTTTCTTCTGACTACTCATTCCTTCTTTAACAAATCGACTTTTACTAGAAGCAAATATAGAAGTTGTTACTATTGCAACAAGTAGAACAATAGTCATATTTTTACTAAAGTATGTAGATAAAAATCCAACAATCAAAAAGAAAGCAACGGCTTCCGTGTTTTGTACCATCAAAAACCCGACTACATTTAAAATAGCCAATATAAATACAACATACAAAACATTCTTGTCATTTAATAATTTATCCATCTTAGGCATACCAGACATCTTAGGCATCTTAGGCATTGATAATTTCATTACTATATATACTAATAATAGAAAAAATTGATTACGAATATATTATATATTTCTAAAGTAACAAATAAAGCAATATGTCTAATTATAAATTGGCTATCCTAGAACCCTATATGCCATTAAAGCATGGTATTTTGGCTAAACAAAATCATCATTTATATGGACATTACTTAATTCTAGATACAATCGAGTTAAAGGAGTTCTATGAAAATATAAATGAATTGAATCGGGATACGCAAAATATGAATAAAATGTATAATGATAATTTGAACAAGATGGCATATGAAATGAATAATACGCAACTTCATCCATTTATACGAAATTATCGGAATATCATGTCTAAGGATGATAAACAATTTGCGATTCAGATTATTGACCCGTTATCTATTTCCACTGGCCCTAATGAATGGGACGAATATTCGGTGGGTATTAATAAAACCCATTGGATACGGTTAATTCAAAGAAGATGGAGGGAAACACAGAAAAAAAGAGTAAATAGCAAAAAAAATATTGGTAATATAAAATATAAAGAAGTACATGGGCAATGGCCATCTAAGTGCAATATAAAATTCAATCTTGGTCTTTAGTTTTTAGTCTTGGTGTTTAAATATTTATCTAACAGAATTTATTGAAATTAGATAAATATTCATATAATTTTACATCTTCAAATGTATAAATAATAATTAACGTCTTTTAGAACCCTTTCCCTTTCTTCTAGACTTTTTTGTTCTCTTTCTGCGTCCCTTTCCTCTCTTTCTAGATTTACCATAGGTATATCCACCCTTCATAGCACCTTCGGTATCTTTAAACATAGAACCATCCACGGCGTCCTTACTATTTTTGGCAGCAGCGGCGGTAGCAGCAGCATTAGCCATATTTCTACGATCATCTGTGGCATCACTTACAATACCAGATGAACCTGTAGCTTGCTTTAATCTACCTAAATCACTGCTTAAATCGCGAATATTCTTCTCTAATTCACCCATATCAGACATTGTCTTTACATTTTCAATGATTGATTTAACATTCTGCTCTTGTAAAGGACCATACTTATTTTTAATCAAATCTTTACAAGCTTGTTTAGCTGTATTACCTTCTGATTTAATAGTAGCGATATTTTCTTTCATTAATTTAACACTCTCCATCATATTATTAATCATTTTGTTTAAGTTACCGCGTTTCTCAGTAAGCATTTGAGCACCTGTAGAAGCAGCCTTAGATAACTCATCTAGTCCGGCCATTTTTTGTAGGGTTTGCTCCCAATCATTGTCATCGCTACCAGCCATTATATATATATTTATTTATATAATAAAATTTATCCGGTTTTTATTAGGTTTGCTAAAGAACTCTTTATTTTACGCAGTTTCACTTCTACATTTTCTAATTTGCTAGAAAAATCCTCTTCATCGTCTGTATATCTATCTAAATTATCTACATCTACTAAACTATCACCTAGTTTTATATTTACTAGTTCTTTGTGCTGTTCATCTATAGTTTTATTTATTTTTTTCAATGTTGATACATAACCTTTACTTTCACGGGTTAGGTTAGCAACCTTATATTGTCTTTCAACCAGTAATTTTTTTAATTCCTGAAGAGAGATATTTATATTTGTATTTGTATCGTCAATATCAATATTCATCATATATAATTACTATAAGTATATAAATTTTATTAGGGATATACTTTAATTTATCTTACATATCTTCATCCGCGTCGTTTTTTCCTACTAAATCATCCAATTCATTTTTCAAATAGGTCATTTCTTTTGTAATTTCTCTCTGTTCATGTTTTGACTCTCTTAATTTTGTATCAGTAAGTTGTAGATCATTTGTTATATTATCAATGTATTGATTCAACATGTTTAAAAACATTAATTGTTTCTCTTTCTGAGAGATTATATGTTTATTATAGGTGTCATAGTCTTCAGAAACGCCTTTTAAAAATGTATTTTCTCTCTCACTGTCTGCCAGTAGTTTTCTTTTTGCGCACAACATTTTCTTGCGATTTTCTAATTCGGCCTTCATCTGAAATATTTTATGGTCTCGTATAGCTAAATTCATCTATTATTATATATAGAGTAATAAATTATTTTACCCTTACATACGAATTATACAACTTCGAGTCGCGTAATAATTACTTACAGTATGTAGTGAAATGACATTTATACGTTGTGTAAAACTCTAAAAATAGTATTTGAATACGATAACCGACAATACGAATAATCCGTTGATATTTTTGGCAAACACATCAAGAACATTATATAGGTTGTTTTTATTTTCATGAGATAATAAATAAGCTATACCATACCCAGACCATAATATAAAATTAAACCAAAACAATGCTTGATTTACTGTCTGTTCTTGAACAAATGTAGTATAAATAGCGTAGAAAGCATAGCATAGTAATAACGTACCTACTAAAAACCCACTTAATTTACTAATAATATCTAATTCGCCGAGATATCCTAAAATTAGCATTAGTGCATTGGACGCCAATATTTTATTTATTATATTATCATGTTCATTGTAAATACTTTCTAACGATAAATCACGAGTTGAGATATTATTTGATTTCCTATCAAAATAAATCATGAAACATACGAGTGAAAATAACATGGTAGGAGTAGTGAAAAACCAATCATAATACCTTACTACGGAAATATCCGTTTTTATGTTACTAAAATTATAGACGAGCCAAATATAGAAGGAAAATTCGACAAATTGAACAATTGTTTCTAGGACCAATACTTCATGTAATATTTTATCTTGACTGTCTAATTTGATAAATGTACCGAACAAAACAAGCAAACAACCGCTATAATAAATTGAACTGCGAGAGAATAATATGCTGATGTATATATGCTTTTATTCATATAGAATAAAATGATATAATTATTTTACTTAATGAAAATACAATACAATACATATTATTTTAGTTCAAATTCACTAATATAAGTATAATTATACATTATACATTATACATTATATGTCAAAAAAAGATATTATTGTCTTTGACGTGGATGGTACATTGACTGAATCTTCATTGGAAATTATCGACGAGAATGCTAGTATATTAAATCAACTAAAAGATAAATATGAAATAGCTGTATGTGGTGGAGGAACACTGGATAAAATATTAAAACAAATGAAAAATAAGATATATTTTGATCACTATTTTAGCGAATGTGGTTGTGTATATGATAAAAATATGTCCTCTATAACAAATAACATGAATCTTACTACTATATACAAAAAGAATATTCGAACTCATTTTTTGTATGATAAAATTAACATACTTATTAAAGAATGTCTCTCTTATTTTAGCAAAGTAGATTATACTGTAACAGGACACTTTATAGATTTGCGATGTGGTATCATATATGTATCTTGTATAGGAATGCAAGCAACAGAAGAAGAGAGAAAATACTTTAAATCGTTAAACAAAAATGATATTATTAGAAAGGAATTGTTAGAGATATTACATAATAAATTACGCGAGTTAAACCTTGAAAATGAAATAAGCGTTACGTACGGAGGAACTGTCGGTATAGCCATTTATCCACGTGAATACGATAAAATCCAAATACTAGAAACCATTACAAAAGACAATTATGATAAGATTATATATTTTGGTGATAAATATGAAATAGATGGAAACGATCACTTACTTATTCAATCAGATAAAGTTATTGGTCATAAAATAGATACAGTAGAAGATACATATAGAATATTAAAAGAACAATATCTATAAATTCGATTATAATCGATTAATATTATATTATATATTATATTAATGTGTGGCGTATCCGTTGTATTATGTAAAATAAACAATACGAATAATACTATTAACAGCATTACTCTGTTATTGCAAAGTTTAGCAAGCTTACAAAATCGCGGATATGATTCCTTTGGCCTATCCTGTATCATGAATGACAAATTACGTATTCATAAAAAAGCATGTTTAGATACTTCTATTGACAATTTCAAAACATTTACTGAGGAATTATCAGAGTATAAATCACCTATTAGTATTGGACATACGAGATGGGCTACGCATGGGATTATTAGTGACGACAATGCTCATCCGCATGTTTCGAATTCAGGTAAAATATGCTTAGTTCATAATGGTATTATTGAAAATTACAAATCCTTAAAAAAAATGTTACTCGATAAAGGTTTTACATTTTACTCGGAGACAGACAGTGAAGTTATTGTGAATTTAATAGATTATCATTTACACAATGAGACGTCAGAAGGAGCAACGATTGATTTGGCAATCATGAAAACAGTTGAGATGCTTGAGGGTACATATGGTTTAGTTATTCAATGTATCGACAATCCTTCAAATGTCTATATTATAAAAAATGGATCTCCTATATTGATTGGAGAGAATGACAACTATATAATGGCGTGTTCTGAGTCTTCTGGATTCTTGGATCAAATGAAACACTATTATGCTCTAGAAAACGACAATATGGTCACTCTATCGTTGGCAGATGGTATTGTTACAAACATAAAAAGAACGAAAATACAAAATAACAATGTGACTATGAACATGACGTCTGAACCATATGACCATTGGACATTGAAAGAAATCATGGAACAAAATGAATCACTTTTGCGAGCCTATAACAATGGAGCAAGAATAATCGATGATAGAATTAAATTAGGAGGTCTTGATAGCATTAAAAAACGTATTCATGATATTCAAAGTGTCATTTTCTTAGGATGTGGTACTAGTTTGTACGCATGCCATATTGGACGTCACTATTTAAAACAAATGGAATGTGTTAATAATAGTATGTGTTTTGATGCGGCTGATTTCGAATTAAATGATATTCCAATGAATGGATTAACTTTACTAGTCATGTGTAGTCAATCTGGTGAAACGAAGGATTTACATCGCGTTCTTCAATTAATACAACATAGAAAGAATATTATTACTATGGGGGTGATTAATGTGGTTGATTCTATGATTGCGCGCGAAGTTGATTGTGGTATCTACATGAACGCTGGACGAGAAGTGGCCGTAGCCTCTACCAAATCATTTACAAGTAGTGTTACTATATTCAAAATGTTTTCATTATGGTTTAGTCAAGAGCTAAAAAACGTGAGCATGAGTGAAGCAACCAGTCAGTCTATCAAAAATATACCTTATCACATAAAGGGGATAAATGACAATCTAATAAACAATAACCACGACTGTTTAATTAAACCGTCTCATATAAACATGTTAAATCATGAAAATATATTTGTTCTAGGTAAGGGTAGTATGGAACATGTATCCAAGGAAATGTCTTTGAAATTAAAGGAAATATGTTATATACACGCAGAGGGTTATTCTGGAACCGCATTAAAACATGGACCATTTGCTCTATTACAGTCAGGATATCCTGTTATTCTACTGATTAATCAAGAGAATAGGGCAAAGATGTGGAATGCATATAAAGAGATTGAAACGAGGGGTGCAAATATATTGGTCATTAGTGAAATCGCCGAATTAGGAAAAGAAATAGAAAATGACCGATGTATCATGGTTCCTGAGAACAAAGAACTCCAGGAAATTATTTATATGACGGTTTTACAACATATTTGCTATCGTCTTTCTATCAAACGTGGAATTAATCCGGATAAACCTCGCAACTTGGCCAAAGTGGTTACAGTGGAATAATAATATTTGTTTTGTATATTATTCAGGTGTAATATACAAAAATGACATGTAAATTATAGTTATATAATAATGAATAAAATCGCATTTGTAACAGGTATAACAGGACAAGATGGTTCTTATCTAGCAGAATTACTTATTGAAAAAGGTTATAAAGTATATGGAATCGTTCGTCGTACTTCTCTTCTATATTCCCATACACGATTAGATCATATTCGTGACAAACTTATCTTGGAATATGGTGATTTATCGGATGGTTCGTCTCTAACTAATTACATTACAAAAATGACGAGAGAAAATGAGGGGTTTGAAGTATTTGAGATTTACAATTTGGCAGCACAGAGTCATGTACAGATATCGTTTGAAATTCCTGAATATACTTCCCTAATTGATGGACTAGGTACATTGAAATTATTGGAGGCGATTCGTACATTACCCCTAGATGTTATACAGCGGACCAAATTTTATCAAGCCGGAACGAGTGAAATGTTTGGAGCTGTTTTGGAAAAACCACAAAAAGAGACGACTCCATTTAATCCTCAATCTCCATATGCCTGTGCCAAAGTATATAGCCACTATTTAGTGAATAATTATCGCGATGCTTATGACTTGTTTGCGTGTAACGGAATTTTGTTCAATCATGAATCACCTAGACGTGGAGAGAATTTTGTAACGATGAAGGTTGTTAATGGTGTCAAGAAGATTGTAGAACAAGAACGTGAAAATAAATCAGATTATGTATTGAAATTGGGAAATATTGATAGCAAGCGTGATTGGGGGCATTCAAAAGACTATGTCTATGGAATGTGGCTCATGCTTCAGCAAGATAAACCAGACAATTATGTATTGGCTACTGGAGAAACCTATACAGTAAGAGACTTCATAGAAAGATGTTTTGCCAAAGTTGGTAAAGAGATTGAATGGCAAGGTGAAGGTGTTGATGAAGTAGGTAGAGAGAAATCAACCGGAAAAATAGTAATTAAAATAGATAAAAAATATTTTAGACCATGTGAAGTTGAATTCTTATTAGGTGACGCCACCAAAGCAGAAACAGAATTAGGTTGGACTAGAGAATATGATTTAGACGCACTTATAGATGATATGATGAGTTAAAATGAAATTTTTATAATATATTTATACAAATATACTATGAACATAGTGATAACTGGAGGAACTGGTTTTATTGGGTCAAATTTATGTAAAAAATTATTACTGGAAGGTAATAGAATAACATGTATTGACAATAATTTTACAGGTTCTATTGAAAATGTTAAAGAGTGTTTAGACAATCCTAATTTTACTTTTATAAATCATAATGTCATAGAACCAATACAAATAGATAATATATCTAAAATAGATCAAATATATCATTTGGCTTGTCCTGCATCCCCAAAGGCATATCAATCTGATCCGCTATTTACATTAAAAACGAATATTTTTGGAACAATTAATTTATTAGAATTGGCAAAAACTCATAATGCTAGAATTTTATTATCTTCTACATCAGAAATATATGGAGATCCGAAAATATCTCCACAAACAGAAGAATATTGGGGGAATGTAAATCCTATAGGAATTCGTTCATGTTATGATGAGGGAAAACGAGTCGCTGAAACATTTATGATGGAATATAAAAATAAATATGGGTTGAATGTAAAGATTGCTAGGATATTCAATACATATGGTCCATTGATGAATAAAGATGACGGGCGCGTAGTTAGCAATTTTATTAATCAATGTATAAGAAATGAACCGATTACCATTTATGGTGATGGAGAACAGACAAGGAGTGTATGTTATATTGATGATCTATTAAATGGATTAGTTAAATTAATGAATAATAATGTTACAAACGGTCCTGTTAATTTAGGTAACCCAAACGAATTGACCATAAAAGAGTTGGCTAATGAAATAAAAAAACTTACTAATAGTAGTTCTATTATTAGTTATGAACCATTACCTCAAGATGACCCAATGAAACGAAATCCAGATATATCAAAGGCAAAAAATATGCTCGATTGGGAACCAAATATTGGGTTGGAAGAAGGGATTCAAAAGACAATCGATTATTTTATCGAGAAAATCTAGTAACAAATATTACACAGTATTAAACAATAGGTTGTTGTTAAACAATAGGTTGTTGTTAAATAATATATTAAAAATGATTTAATATATTATAGAATAATGATTACTATTGAAATAATGGGTGGTATAGGAAACCAATTGTTTCAAGTGTTTCATTTAATATCATATGGACTAACACATAAAGTACCCTTTTATTTTGAATATAAAGACACTCTGGCAAGAACAGATAGACCGTTTTATTGGGAAAGTTTTCTCTCATCTTTAAAACCATTTGTAAAATCAGTATATGAACCAAATTTACAGATTTATAGAGAAAATGGATTTCATTACACTGTGCCTATTCCATATAATCAAATAGGAAAACCATTTAAATTTTATGGTTATTTCCAATCCTATAAATATTTTCAAGAAAAAGAACAAGATATATTTAAATTTATTAAACTGAGCGAACAGAGAGAAAATATCAAATTAAAACATGCTACAATTTGCGATTTTAATAATACGATTTCTCTTCATTTTCGAATAGGAGATTATAAACATCAGCAGCAAAATCATCCAGTAATGGGTGTGAAATATTACAGAACAGCATTACAACATGTGATTGATTGTACAAAAAGAAATGATTGGAATATTCTGTATTTTTATGAAAAACAAGATACTGATATGGTGAAAGAACAAATCGGTTTATTACAAGAAGAATTTCATCATCTAACCTTTACGTCAATCAATGTCGAAATAGTTGATTATGAACAGGTACTATTAATGTCATTATGTCAGCATAATGTTATAGCAAATAGTAGCTTCAGTTGGTGGGGAGCTTATTTTAATCAAACCACGAATAAAATTATCACTTATCCAAGCACATGGTTTGGACCATCACTAGGAAATAAAAAAATGGATGATATGTTTCCATGTGGATGGATTAAGATAAATATCTAATCTTTATCATTTGCCTTTAGTTTATCAAAATTCAATGATGTATTTGTAATTTCTCGTATATAATCAATATATTTATCAATATTATATATTTTATTTGTTACATTTTCTATAGAATTAATATCATTATTTACACTACTAGATACAATTAAAATATTGTATTTACATGTTGGGTTTATCATGGATATTATATTTTTAAATTCGCATATTTCATTAGGGGTAATAGTATCTAAAACATCGTCTCTGACAAACAATATTTCTTTTTGTTGTTTTATTTGTTCTATAAAACGCATTATACGTCTAGTAAATATAGCTTTATAGTTTATATTCAAATAATGACACGTGTGAATTCTTGTAACATCTAAATAGTCATTACCATTACTATTTCGTATAATATTTACGTTACCACTGTTAATATATTTGCGCAATATAGTATTTATATCCGTAAAATAAGTAGAATCAGTCCATTCTATAAAAGAAGATTGTTGTTTTAAACTGATTTTTTCAAAATCAAAACTAATGCGGCAACATCTACCTAATAATATAATATGCATATATAAATGAATGTATATAAAAAACATATATTTGCTGAACCAAAAGGGCGTTTAGGAAACGCATTATTTAGATATTTTGCTATAGTATTACTATTACGATATAATACACATTTAACATATGGGGGTATAAATATACATAGACAGAAGGTTATGTTATTAGGTGATAATTTATACAAAGATATTATATCAAATAATTGTTTTGAATTAACAAATATAGATAATAATTTGTTATTTAATGGATATTACCAATTACAAGAGATTGCTAATTATAGAGATAAACTCAAATTATTTTTACAGGACAATCAAGAACATATTATTTATAATTATCCGCATGAGGAATTTAAGATTGGTGATATTATTAATAAACCTGTGAATTTAAGTAGATATGATATAGTATTACATATTAGACTAGAAGATTTTGTTAATAACCAGGAATTTATTAATTGTGAATGTATAATTAATTTACTGAATAACCTTACAACCGATTTTTTTACTAATAATAATACAGCAATTGTTCTAAATAAGCCGAAAACATCTTTTGAATTAAATTATATCGAACAGATTAAAACATGGTTTGACACTAATAATATTTCTATCAATATCGAATCGAATGATATACTAACTGATTTTCATATTATGAAAGAAGCCAAGAAACTGATATGTAGCAATAGCACCATATCTTGGTGTGCTGCATTATTATCAGACAATATAGATATTTGTTATATGCCAGATTATAAAATTAGAACAGATAGAACCCATCAAACACTTAAGTATCCTATAAAAAATACGGTTTTATATTCAATATAATAATTTAAAAAAAAGATTACATATTATATATAAATGAGCGATTCTTATTTTGATATTGTTATATGTGTCGGTCCAAATGATAACGACGTGATAGACAGTATGATTCCGTATTCCAAAAAGAACATAATTGGATATAGAAATATTTACCTAGTATGTGCTAATCCAACAATTAATATAGAGGGTACTATTACAATTGATGAAAAAATATTTCCTTTTAATATAAATGATTTAATTCAAAAATTTGGTAAACATAATAGAAACGGTTGGTATTTACAACAATTGTTAAAATTTTATGCAGGAAACGTTATTCCTGGTATTTTATCAAACTATTTAATCGTAGATAGTGATACACATTTTCTAAAACCAACCTCATTTATTGATCGCGACGGTAAATATATATACACAACTGGTACTGAATATCATAAACCGTATTTTAATCATATGAATAAATTACATCCATCGTTAAAAAAAACACACCCTTGTTCTGGTATTGTACATCACATGATTGTTAATAACAATATTTTAAATGCGCTAATGAAAATAGTAGAAACTAATCATAATAATAGTAATCCGTTTTGGAAAATATTTATAAATATGGTAGATCCGGTTGATTTTCCACATAGTGGAGCTTCTGAATATGAAATATACTTTAATTATATGAATATATATCATCAAAATGATATTATAATTAGAGAATTAAATTGGAAAAACGCATCTAGTATAAATGATGGTAATAAACATTGTGATTATGTTTCTATTCATTGGTATATGCGAAAATAAACAGTAAAAATATGATATTGTATTACAATACAGTGAATAAATAATCGTTATGAGTTCCATCCCATCCAGGATTATCTTGTTTATTATAATTTGAAAAATTACAACATAATTTATAATTATTTTCAGTTAAATAATTATGTATATCATTAAATTTTTCCTTGTAAATTTCAATTAATAAATATGTTGGTCTATATTTATTTAAATTCAACCCTTGTAAAACGTTTAGCTCGTATCCTTCAACATCCAATGATAACAAATCTATATTCTTTACATTTACTCCATCTAATATTTTTTCTAGAGTAGTTACTGATATTTCTATACTAGAATTATCGAAACCCGTTTGTCTAATCCCATCTATTGATCCCATTAAAGAATTATTACCAAAATTTCCTTTTGCTGTATTTCCAATATAATCATTAGATACACACCCTTTGTTTATACATATAGATTTTGGACGATTCTTTACACATAAATTATATCCTTTTAATGAAGGTTCAATTAATATTCCTTTCCAGTTGCGATAAAATTCAAAATATGCGGTATTACTTTGAGTTAATCCATCATTACCGCCCAATTCTATATAAAAACCATTTTCTTTTTGATTAAATAGTTTATCTAATAATTTATCAAAATATTCCTTATTACTATTACAACTTGAATACGACTGTTCCATTTTATAACTATATATAGTTATTTATATTTATATTATAAATATATCCATATTTATAATATAAATATATCCATATTTATAATATAAATATAAAAATGGATATATTATAAAAATGAATATAATTACAGGAGAAAAAATTCAAACTTTGTGTGAGTATTACATAGGAACAAAAGATGATTTTAATTATAATCCAATTATTAGAACTCAAACATCAAAGCATATAAATATTGATAATTACAACATAGAAATTATAAAAAAATTAGAAGTAAAAAATATATTTTGTTATACCCATTTAATTGATGGAGAAAAAGCAAACTTCAATCATGAGAGATGTATTAATAATTTAAAAAATATAACTATTATATTATCTAATATTTCAACAAAATTCAATATAATATTTCATAATTCAGATGGAGAATTTAAAAATGAACATAAACGTATATTACAAATTTCTAATGTTAATAAAATTTTTACTCAAAATTTATCAATAGAACCAGAAGAAAGACTTATTCCTTTGCCTATTGGCATCGCTAATAGTATGTGGCGTCACGGCAATTTAAATATTTGGAAGCAAATATTAGAAAATAATAGTTTGGTAAATAAACCTAATATTATTTATTTTAATTTTAATATTAGTACAAATAGTACTAAAAGAAAGCTATGTTATGATATAATTACATCTAAAAATATACCAAATATACCTAATACTGATTATTTAAATTACCTAACTATTTTAGCTTCATATAAATTTGCGATTTGTCCTGAAGGAAACGGATTAGACACACATCGATTTTGGGAATGCCTTTATTTAAAAGTGATTCCGATTTGTTTAAAAAATCATATAACCGAATATTACAGTAAGAATTTTCCTATTGTATTACTAGATGAGTGGAATGATATAGATGAAAATATGTTACGTTCATTTTATAATAATGCGAATTGGAATAATGGCGATATGTTGAGTTTTGAGAGTCTTAGGAAAATGCTGTGTTTGTAAATAAACAATTAAATTCAGACCATCCCTTTATATTAGTATCTGGTAGGTTGGCACCAAATTTATCACTTACTGTATAATTAAACCCAAATTGAGATAAGAAACTATATAATTCGGTGAAATTACAACCTCCTTTATAGGTTGATTCAATACATACTTCTGTAATGATATATTTTACATTTTGTAATGATGTCCCTAGCGATTTCAACGCATTTAGTTCGTATCCTTGTAAGTCCATTGCAATTAGACTAATTTCTGGGATATTATTGATATTACAAAAGGTGTCTAACCGAATAGCATCTACCATAATTTTTTTTTGCACAGAATTTCTATTTCTATCTGGGTCGTTTATCGTGCGATTGGAAAAGTCTATCTCATATATAGACGATGCTCCACAATTATCCATTAAATTTTCATCAACCGTCATAAAAGAAATCTTTCCATTTTCTAATGAAACCGCCTTTGTAACAACCTCAACCTTATCCTTTACAGTGTCTGATAGTGTATTATATAAGGTAATACATTTTTCTACGCATATAGGATTACATTCAAACGCATATAGTTTATTGGTTTTAGTATAATAATTTAACATATCTATACCGTCAATGAGATCTCTTGAACCTAATTCAAAAATTGTTACAACTTTATCTGGTGAAATATATTTTGTAAAAATATGATTAGTGTAAGTACTCATTATATTATTCTTTACACAAATTTCTTTAAATCTTTACAATGTATATGTAAATTAATTATTGGAACTTCATTATTATTAATAATAATATATGGATATTTTAAACCATCTTTATTTTTCCAAATAAAGTTATATTTCGAATAATTAATTATACATGTTTCATTTACAAAACCTATCGTATCTCCAGGATTGTTTCTTGGATCAATACCACCTAAATATTGACCTATCGCTGCTGCATCAAATATACAATTGTAATATTTGAAATTTTTAGTTACCATTTTTGCATCGTCATTTACATTATGTTCTAAAAATATCGGTAATGTATCAATATAATCGCACAACCCATAATAACACCTGGAAAAATTTTCCATATCATTTAATTTGGGATTAAATTTGTCCAGACACTTTTTTAATATTTCATAATTAGGAATAAACATTATACCAGGAATACATCTATTCCTAGAATCCATAGTTAATAATAACTTATTCATATTATGAAGATTTATAGTATCTATATTTTTATAGATTAATACATCATTCTCAATATGAATTATATTTTTTATATTGTGTTGTTTCATATATTCATACATGGCTATAAATCTATAAGACGCCAATAACCAAAATCCATTTCTAAAACTATTATTAGTATTAGAAACAGCATTTATATATTCAGGTATTAAATCTTCTATATTTATTATATTGACGCTAATATTTTCAAATAATGTATTAAATTTTTTATCAGTAATAACTGTTATATCATTATTGTTATGATTTATTAAATGTTGTATATTATCAAATATATACGATTGTAAATTGTTTAACATAACTAATACTATTTTCATTTAATTTATTATCTTAATTATTTTTTAAGTTATAATAATCCATTTATTATTCCCATTCTAATTTTATGCCACTTATCACTCCCTCCTTCACCCCCATTATATGTTACTTGCTTATCATGTAACCTATAATTGAGTAAAGGTTCTGGAAAATTATAAATATATCCATGCGTTTTTAACATTCTCAATTCCAGTTCAAAATCTTCGCACATTTGTTTCAAATTTTCATCATAATTCCCTGCTTCTAGTACCGCCGATTTACGATAACATACTGTTGGATGATTGATAAACCAATGATTCGGTTTTGCCTTGTATTCTTCCCATGTAATGGATGGATGATTTGAAACTCCTCTATTAGTCATATTATCATCGAACATTTGGACTTGTGCGCCACATATTTTTACTGTTGGATTTTCATTCATATATGTAATCTGCTTCTGAATGCGTGTAGGTACCATTATGTCATCGCTATCCATTTTGATAATGATTTCATGACTACATATGGTTATTCCACGATTTAATGTAAAACCGATTCCTTTATTCCCATCATTTTCAGAAAATACGACCGTTGTAAAACGCGTCGTCTTCTCAAACTGTTCCAGCATTTTTTTCAATATGGCTCTAGGAATCGCATCTGAACCATCATTAATCCAAACTAGTTCCATATGGAATAATCCTTCTTGAATTTTTATAGATTCTAAACATTGTTGTAAATAACTCGCCTTTGTATTCAAACTGGAAACTAATATGGAAACGGAATTTTCGATCGGTGGTACTTGATATTGTGGCGGCAACCCCATACTATTCATTTGTTCATAACTTTTATGGGTTGAACCCCATTCCTGATAAGCGTAGATTTTTCCATGACCTTTATATTCTGCTCCAGTACAATGAATCGGTAAAAACGTATAAGATGGAAAAATAGTCATGTCTTTGTATTTTCCAGTATCATACATACGTGTTAAAAGACCTGGTCCTACTGATTTCCAAGCCATCAACTTAGTCTTTACATGATTGACACAATTTACTTTTATCCATTCAATCGCTTCCTTTACTAATGGATGTTTTGGAGGAAAACCCATTGTTCCTGTCGCTATTAATCCTTTTCTCAATTGTTCATGTTCCCAACCAGCAAAATATTTACATTTCATTAACATATCATCTATTGGCTCTATACATATAGAATCCGCGTCCAAAAAAACACCTCCGTATTTATATAATATTTCCCATCTGATTATATCTGCCTTTCCGTTAATTTCTACCATTTCATCTACACGATGTTGGCATTCTATTTTCATATCACGCTTCATCAACTCTTCTTCAGACCACCGTATATATTCAAACTCTGGATGCTTATCTTTCCATGTATCCATATGATTGGTGGGAGCAGGCTTCGGTCCAATCCATAATTGGTGAATTATTTTGGGAATCATTATATATTTTACTAATTAATTAATATTTAAATGAATTATTATGATTATACATATAATAATATTATGGAAAATTACATTACGCGTCCAATACTTTCTAGCGACTATAGTAGCCAATATCTCTCTTTGTTGGAACAAGATTTTTCTATTAGTCCAAACACGATTTCTCTCGATGAATTTACAAATTATGTAAATAAATTACACGATTATCACCAAATATTTGTCATTGATACATCACCATACATGACCCAATGTGATAAGTGTGATGTTACTTATAATAATAATAATAATAATAATAAACAAAATGATACACAGATAGTGAGAACAATTGTAGGTTCCGTCACCATTTTTATCGAAACAAAGCTAATTCATAATTTTGGAAAAGTAGCGCACATTGAAGACGTGATTGTTGATAATACATGTCGCGGAAAAGGATTAGGTAAAATACTTGTGCGAAAATGTATTGATTATGCTCGAATACATGATTGTTACAAAATTATCTTGAATTGTTCTGATGAAAATATTCCTTTTTATGAAAAATGCGGATTCAGTAAAAAAGAAAATGAAATGACTCTATATTTTTAACGACGAAATTTAAACATTGTTATGGGGTTTTTTTGATTATTCGTTGAATTATTTCTAGTAAGTATATTATTTATTCTACTATTTATAGGATTGTTATCATTTGTACCATATCTCTCTTGCTTTGTTAATTTTATTTTCCCTCCAGTATTAGGATCAGCTAAATTATGTTCTTCAAACTTTAAATTACCTGGTTCCGATTCCGTTGTAAAACTAGTAACATTGATATATTCATCTTTAAATGCCCATTTTGTATTTCGAATCGTATTCAGACCATGTGGATACGTTTTATTTATGTATCCTGCCACCTCCTTTTTATTTATTGCCTTTTTTATTCCATCTACAAATTGTAACATTGAATTGGAACCTATTGGGAAAAATGTGGTTCTGTCAATGTGTAATTTTGCTAGAACCACTCTATCTTGCATCATATTGTCTTCCATCGCCCATCCCCAAAAATTTGGAAATCCATTCGTTTTTTCGAAATCTTGTCCTTTTATTGAAAAAATACCACCTAATGTATAATGGAATCCGTAAAAATGTTTTACTATACCTACGGTTGTTTCATATGGAAGCAAATTTTTAGTATAGGGTAGTGTATCTACATCGTGAAATACAAAGGTAATATTATTATAATCGTTTGGGTATTTTTCACACATGGCTAAAAATCCAAGATTTTTCATAGCACCACGATTAAAAGGACGATTATCACATTGATGTACAAAATACGTCTCAAATTCTTCCTTCTTGTAATCTTCCATGATAAATTCCATGTATTTCGTAAAGAATTGTTTATGTTCCACCCTATTTCGGTATGGTACAATAAAAATAATTCTAGGAATCATAATATATTAGTAATATTATATAACTAGGTAAAATAATATAATTGTTTTCTTTGTTTATGAATATTTATCTAAAATTGCTTTGGGCAACAGTTTATCTTGAACTCCTTCCAACTTTTTATAACACTTATTAATCGTAACCTCGCTTATTTCACTGACTCGATTTACATCACGTTTTGACAAGTTTAATTTACACGTCTGTCCGATGAAATACACTATACCTGCCGCAATGCTATGAGGTGTATTCTCTGGAATCATATTATTCTTCTGGATTCTCATGGCAATAAACTTACAACATTTTGTCAGTTCTTGATTTATATTTAGCTTGCTACAATATCTATCGATGAAATCCTCTGGTTTCGTTCTACACAAGGATGTCTTGTCAGTATTTATCATGTCACATTCTATCTCATTTATAATGGTGATCGCATTTTTACAGCCTTTAGTCGCACTTGTATTATCCAGTGTAAATATGGTCGCAATTTCCTTTGCCGTTCTAGGACAATCATTTGTTCTACATGAAATATAAATAGATGCTGCAATAATACCATCGCGATTTAATCCTCTAAATGTCTTATGTTCCGATATTTTCTTGTGATATCTCAATGCCTCGTCAATAATTATCTTTGGAATACCAGCATTATGAGCTATAATAGTAATACGCTGAAATTCATCATATTGTGATTTTTCCTTATAGGGCATAGATTGCCATTCCGTATATCGACGAATTTTTCTCATTTCATAAGATGTGGCGCCTTGACAAATCACTTTACATCCATATGACGATTCTTTTAGCAATGGATTTACAGGCATACCGCATCTAGTTGGGTCTGAATTCTGGTTGTCATCTGCTCCATAATATCTCCATTCAGCAGACTGATCAACCATATCTTTATAAATAACACTACATTTAGGATTGGAACAAGCTAAAAATCCGTTTTCAGTCGTTCTTACACTAAATTTACATATATCGCAATTTTCTCTTTCTCCTTCTGTTCTATATATACATTCAATCGGTTGTTGATCGATAAAATTATCTTCTATTTGTGCCCATAACTCTTTTTTAGACTTGGTTGCCTTTTTTTTCTTCGTTAATCGGTCGCTCATTTAATAATACAAGTATTTTGTTATTTCTTTTTTAATTCAATTTTATTGTTAAATATCATCCTTTCTTTGATTTCTTTGATTTCTTTGATTTCTTTGATTTCTTTGATTTCGAATTATTGTTTTTCTTATTGTTATTTTCGCTATTATTTTATATTTATCTAAGGTATATGGGTGCCGAACAATCAACATCTCAAATGCCGCAAAAAAAAACATTATCATCAACTATTGATTATCTAGCGGCAAATTATATTTTAACTAGTAATTTTCAAGACCTCAAAAACCTTACTGATCCAAAATATTGTAAAAACTTGGTCATCTTAACTTCCGACGTTATATCTCGTTATTTATCTGAGACCGAGTTAGAGTATTTAAAACAACGCATGGAAGGAGGTATTGAAACTTTAAAAATGACTGATAAGCCTGAGAAGGTTGCTTATTTTAACAAAAATAATTTAGACAAGATGGATATTAAGAGCGATCTTAAAAAGAAGCGAATGTGTATTGCTGTCGCTAAATTTTACGTTCAGATATTTCACGTTTTCAATGCTATTGCGCATACTATCAATCCAGTTTATACATGGAAGGATAACTTTGGTTCTACTGTAACAGTTGATTATGAACATCGTAATGATATACCCAAAGATGTCCAACCTACCATCTCCAAAGTGAATTTATGTAGCTCTAGAATTAATGCATTAATGAAAGACAGAACACCTTTAGATATTACTTCCCCGAATCAAACTATAAACTTGAAAGCCAATTTTTGCGGTCTAAACGGTAATAAAGATGGTTCTTCGCAAAATATTACAGTCGAACCAGGTATTCCTGAATTAGAAGTTTTATATTATGATGTATATGATTACAACACTGGAAAATTCACATCCATGTCAGATGAAATGATAAAACAATACAATTCTGATGTACAAATGTTTTATACATTATTTACTGGAAAAAAGGAACTACCTGCCAATATTACGAAATTTGGACAAATACCTCTTCGCAATTACCAAAAAATCAATTCATGTAAAGCCAATGGACCTTTCACAAAGACTTACAATGGGACACTTAAAGAAAAATTATTCAAGGAATATATAGATAATGTGAAAACTATGATGAAGAATACCGAAGACAATCAAAATGCGCTTTTAGCTATTATAGACCAATTGTTTGTTTTTATCAAAGACCCACAGGATGCTAATAAAAAGTTGATTGTTATTAATCCTAAATTAGACAATAAGTTGTTAAGCAAATTAATAAAAGATTCTAGAGTAGGTATATTGAAATTATATACTACATGCGAGGAGGACTTCTTTAGAGGATTACAAATATTTGAAGCCTTGGTAGAAAAACAGATTATGGATACATCTACCTCTCAAATTAAGAAATTGCAAGAAAATGTCGAACAAACCATCTCTCTTGAACCTACAAAAGAAGAAATTGACCCTATTGTAGAAAAAGCTCTGGAGAATAGCGAAGCTCCCGTCCCTAGTCGCGCTACTGCTCCTGCTAGTGCTGCTCCTGCTAGTGCTACTGCTGATGCTAGTGCTCATGCTACTGCTAGTGCTAGTGCTGATGCTAGTGCTGATGCTAGTGCTGATGCTAGTGCTAGTGCTGATCCGGTTGGACCAAAACTAAATGAACCAGTTACTTCTGATCCTAAACCAATGTAAATTACGTATATACATTTTTAATTTCACCGGTTAAATATGTATTCTTGCCTATAGCGCGAATAATCTTACTGGTTTCTTTTTCATCGTTTTCAATATCCGTCATTGAATTACATATTAAATTTGTCAATTTTAGCTGTATGCTTTCATCTTTATCCCATCCAACATTCATATCCTTCCACTTATTGATCATCGTTCTTTGTTTATACGCCAAATTACGTATTCCCTCTAGAACGCGAATTAATTTATTATCTTTTTCCCAATTGTCCTCTTCTTTTACGTAGATGGTTTTTCTCGAAGCATCGGTACAATGAATTGGTCTCTCTAACACATCCAGTTCATTCAGTCCATTTGTTATCATATTCGTAATCGTTTTAGTCAGTCCATTTTCAATCGTATTATCATATGTTTCGGCAGTTATCGGTAGCGATTCGATAAATTCTTTCAAATTCATCGCATTCTTACAGTGCTCGTTTAAGAACATTTGTATGTTAAAATTCTGCGTGTTATGACTGTTGGTGGTTGTTGTATTGTTAGAGTGATTATTGCTTCCCATAGACGGCATTATTTCCATCATCTTCTCCATAACGTCTTGATTCTTCAAGATGACATTTTCCATTATATCTTGATTCTTCAAAAGCATCTTAACCAACAAGTCTTTATCTATTTCTGTAGGAACTGTCCCTACATCATGTAGCGCAATAGTAGTCGGCTCAACGGTCGCAACAGAACATTTCTTTTTATGTCTCCATAAACCGGTTCTATCTTGATATACTTTATCACATGTATCACACGTATAAGAGGAACTAATGGTACCAAACATGTTGCTATTTGTTGCCGATTGATGCTTGCGTGTCATTACATGTCTATCGTACTGACTTTGCTTCCTACATGTAAAGTCACATTTTTTACATACAAAAATATTGGAACTTTTTGGTCCCAAAAATGTTGCCATTTGTTGCTTAATATAGCAACAGAAAAAAGATCCTAAATCTGGTCGCATAAATCCTAAAAAAAGTACAGTAACAAATGAAAACAGTTTGAAATGGAAATGAGAGCATAATGCTCTAAATCACTTTTTCACGTTTTTTTCATTTCTAATTTCAAATAATCAAAAACTACACAAAAAAAGCATGTTGATTTTTGATTTTCCCAAAAGAGAATTGAAAAAAAAGTAAAAAGTGAAATACCTACATATATCAAAAACAACCAAGCTTTTTTGCCCTCAAAAACCTCCCTTCATATGTAGGGGGCTACCTACATGCCCTACATGAAATTTTCAGAATTTTGAAAAATGAAAATCATCAAGCGCAATTTACCTACATGAAAACTATCCCCTTAAAAACCGAAATCCAAAAAGTTACTTTACATTCATCCGATTAAGGGGATAAAAAAGTGTATAAAATGGACGTTTTATTTATCCTCTTAGTTTGTATAATTCATATTAAAATATGAATTGTTGTGAATAGATGGATAATTATGTATTATTATTATTATTATTATTATTATTATTATTATTATTATTATTATTATTATTATTATTATTATTATTATTATTATTATTATTATTATTATTATTTTGATGATGGGATTTTGAATTTAGTAGTAATAATAATAATAATAATAATAATACATAATTATATAATGTCTATTCAGGCGACGAATCCGATTATACCGGTTATATTAATTACATGGAATAATCTAGATTTTGAAACATACCCATTAGTTTTTGGACAGAATACCAATACTGCTAGAGAAATATCTTATAATGATATAGATGCTTTATTGAATGGAAACAATTATAACTATCCAAAAAATGATGCTGATACTGTGAATACAGGATCGGTAAAAAAATATTTCGAAGCAATATCACATGGCAGAATGGTTCCAGAGTATCGCATTGTAAATGCTAGTACTGACATTTCAAATACCGATTTAAATAAGGCCTATAATATAGATGGTAATTATCAAGACTATGGAGAAAGAGAAGATTCTACCGCCGCTTTATTAAAACCGCAATTATCGTTGGCATACTCTAAGGCAATAGATAATTTTAATACTGGAGGAGGTGATTGGAATGGTACATTTTTACAAAACAAGATTTGCTTTATTCATGCAGGTTATGGAGCAGAAACTCATATTAGTGATAAATACGATTATATTTGGAGTCATAAATGGAGTTTTAGTTTTAATAGTACAACAATTAAATATTTTATTAATCCGGTTAAACAACAAAATAGTGGTATTGCTAATATAATATCTATTGGTGTTATAGCTCATGAATCTCTACATACTTTTGGATTACCTGATTATTATGACACTGATTCCTCAAGTAAAGGTGCTGGTTATTTAGCATTGATGGCTAGTGGTTCTTGGGGGGTTAATTCACAATCTGGTTGGTTGCCAGCATACGCAACGACATATACAAGAAGTCAATTAAATGCTTATTTTATTGCAAATATCCTTTCAATAAGTGGATCAAGCAACAATTTATCATTGCCTCCAATTAGTACAACTGATAAATCATATAAATTAACTATACCTGGTAATACTAATGAATATTGGTTAATAGAATATAGAACAAGAACTGGTTTTGATAGATTATTATTTGAAGACGGTTTAGCTATATGGCATATAAATGAAAATGCTAATAATAATAATAATGAATATCCAAGTAATTCACGAGGCGAATCTGGCTATAGAATGTCATTGGAAGCTCCTGATGGATTATTTAATTTAGAAAGAAAAATACTTAATGGAAATAATGGAGGCAGATTATTTGTTCCTGGTGACGTATTTAGTCCATATAGTACACCTAGTACAGTATTCGCGAATGGAACTCTTACTGGTATCAAAGTTCACAATATTAGATTAGATAATGATAATATGTTATTTGATGTTGAATATATATCTGAACCTTCTAATAAAATTATTGACGTTATTTTGAATAAATCTTATAAACTTTTAACAATTACAACAACAACTGGATTAATTGACAAAGACTTAGAAATAGGATTCAATAATGCTGCTTTTCAAACTGTCAATGTAACTGGCTCTCCAATGACAATAGATCTTAAAAATGAACCATATCTAACACCCTTTAACAACAATATTAACGTTAATAATAACACAGAGAAATATAATGGAGTTAATTATATAAATGTTCGCTTAAAATCCAGTTCTTCATTTACTAATCCGAATGATAATCCTTTTACATATAATTATGTATTTGAATTAAGACAGTTTAATAATGACACATTAAAAACAGCTGTAAATGAATGGACTCATAATAATTCTAGTAAACGTAATAATGCTTTATATAAATATGGTCCCATTGTTAATTGGGATACGAGTCAAGTAACTGATATGAAGGAGTTGTTTAAAGATAAAACTGTGTTCAACGATGCTCTTACTAATTGGGATACCAGTCAAGTAACAGATATGAGTTTTATGTTTAATGGTTGTTCCGTTTTTGATCAAAACCTACGTTCATGGAATGTATCAAGCAGTACAACCTTAACTAACATGTTTTCTGGAGCGACAGCTATGATTAGTAGATATAGTGGAGTATCTGTATTTGGTAACACAGGTAATAATTATACACCCACTTATGAGTTTTTTACTGAATTTAGCTCGACTGTGTTTAATAATAACACATTAAGAACAGCTGTAAATGAATGGACTAATTCTAATTACGTGTATAATGCTTTATATAAATATGGTCCCATAGCAGATTGGGATACGAGTCAAGTAACTGATATGAAGGAGTTGTTTAAAGATAAAACTGCGTTCAACGATGCTCTTACTAATTGGGATACCAGTCAAGTAACAGATATGAATTTTATGTTTCTTGGTTGTACCAATTTTGTTCAGTCTGTAAATTTTGATACCAGTAAAGTAGAAAATATGTCTGCTATGTTTAAGAATTGTTCCAGTTTCAATCAGCCTGTAATTTTTACAGATACTAGTGAAGTAACAAATATGGGTGATATGTTTAGAAATTGTTCAAGTTTCAATCAACCTGTAAGTTTTGATACCAGTAAAGTAACACGTATGTCTTATATGTTTGAAGGGTGTTCCGGTTTTGACCAGTCTGTAACTTTTAATACCAGTTTAGTAACAAGTATATCTGGTATGTTTAAGGGTTGTTCAATTTTCAATAGTGCTGTAACTTTTACAGATACCAGTCAAGTAACAAATATGTCCAATATGTTTAAGGATTGTTCCAGTTTCAATCAACCTGTAACTTTTGATACCAGTTCAGTAGCATATATGACTTGGATGTTTGAAAGTTGTACCATTTTTAATCAACCTGTAACTTTTGATACCAGTTCAGTAGCATATATGACTGATATGTTTAAGGATTGTTCCAATTTTGATCAAAACCTACGTTCATGGAATGTATCAAGCAGTACAACCTTAACTAACATGTTTTCTGGAGCGACAGCTATGATTAGTAGATATAGTGGAGTATCTGTATTTGGTAACACAGGTAATAATTATACACCCACTTATGAGTTTTTTACTGAATTTAGCTCGACTGTGTTTAATAATAACACATTAAGAACAGCTGTAAATGAATGGACTAATTCTAATTACGTGTATAATGCTTTATATAAATATGGTCCCATAGCAGATTGGGATACGAGTCAAGTAACTGATATGAAGGAGTTGTTTAAAGATAAAACTGTGTTCAACGATGCTCTTACTAATTGGGATACCAGTCAAGTAACAGATATGTCCAATATGTTTAATGGTTGTTCCATTTTCAATAGTGATGTATCTTTTGATACCAGTAAAGTAGAAGATATGTCCAATATGTTTAATGGTTGTTCCAATTTCAATATTGCTGTAACTTTTGATACCAGTCAAGTAACAAATATGAGTAGGATGTTTGAAAACTGTTCCAATTTCAATCAATCTGTAAATTTTGATACCAGTCAAGTAACAAATATGAGTAGGATGTTTGAAGGGTGTTCCAATTTCAATATTGCTGTAACTTTTGATACCAGTCAAGTAACTGATATGAGTGACTTGTTCCGTGCCTGTCCCATTTTCAATAGTGATGTATCTTTTAACGATACCAGTCAAGTAACAAATATGTATGCTATGTTCGCTAACTGTTCCAATTTCAATCAATCTGTAGATTTTACTACCAGTAAAGTAGAAAATATGAGTTATATGTTCTTTGGTTGTTATGATTTCAATAGTGATGTATCTTTTAATACCAGTAAAGTAACAAATATGTCCAATATGTTTAATAATTGTTCCAGTTTCAATAGTGATGTAGATTTTGATACCAGTAAAGTAACAGAGATGAGTGATATGTTTAATGGTTGTTCCAATTTCAATCAACCTGTAACTTTTAATACTAGTGAAGTAACAAATATGACTGATATGTTTAAGGATTGTTCCATTTTTGATCAAAACGTACGTTCATGGAATGTATCAAGCAGTACAACCTTAACTAACATGTTTTCTGGAGCGACAGCTATGATTAGTAGATATAGTGGAGTATCTGTATTTGGTAGCGCATATAGTTATACACCCTCATATGAGTTTTTTACTGAATTTAGCTCGACTGTGTTTAATAACGACACATTAAGAACAGCTGTAAATGAATGGACTAATTCTAATACACGTAATAATGCTTTATATAAATATGGTCCCATAGCAGATTGGGATACGAGTCAAGTAACTGATATGAATGAGTTGTTTAAAGATAAGAATACATTCAACGAAGATCTATCCCTGTGGGATACAGGTAATGTAACCAATATGACAGGTATGTTTATCGATTGTTATGATTTCAGTCAGGATATACGTGCTTGGAATGTTTCAGAAACAACGACATTGACAAATATGTTTTTGAATACGTTTGGTATGACGAATCGATTTAATAATATAGACCCAACACCACATTACACTTTCTTTAACAAATCACTTGCTCTGATTTGCTTTCCAGCTGGTACTCCGGTGACCACTGACCAAGGAAATGTTGCTATTGAAAAACTTAATACGGATGTACATACTATTCGTGGTAAGGAAATTATAGCTATTACACAAACACTTCAAATACAAGAGTATCTTGTTTGTATTGAAAAACATGCATTGGGACATAATGTTCCTTCATCCACAACTAAGATAAGTGGTGAACATCAGGTTTTTTATAAGAAACGCATGACAAAAGCAAAATATTTGGTGGAGTTATGTGATAAAGTATCACTAGTAGCTTCTAATGAGGAAGTACTTTATAATGTGCTTCTGGAAAAATACGATAAAATGATGATTAATAATTTGATATGTGAAACCTTACACCCAGAACATATTGTAGCAAAAATAGTTACTAGTAAGTTGAGTGGTTCTGAAAAGAATAGGTTATACACAAAGTTATCAAAAATAATGAAAAAACAAGATTTAGAAGGCTACAATAAAATATATTATTCTCTGTAATTCTGAATATTCAAATTCATGTAAATTGATAGAATAACCAATAATATAATTCATTACATCGTATAGGAGATAGTAATATAAGTATAGAGATAAATTACCTATTAAATTTGTTCTGAATACGCTGCAAAATATATACAGGTAACAAATACATAAAATTGATATTTATTATACATAGAATAATTATCAATAATTAATTATTATATAAAATGGGAAATACCTATTCTAATCCTATAATAAACGAAAATAAGGATTGTTTAATCTGTTGGGAACAAGTAGATAATAACGATTGTTCCCAATGTGTCCAATGTATTCAATGTAATATTCAATTACACGCTTATTGCGAAGAAACATATAGAGGCGGAAAAGGATATTGTAAATGCCCTCATTGTCAGGGTATCGGAACACTCTGTATAGGGTATTAGATTTGGTTAAATGATAATATTGAAAAACTATTTAGTTTTATCAACATTATGTCATATTCGTCTATTAGATACATGAATATCACGTATTAAATTTATCTTGTATACGTTGTAAAATATCATTATTATAAATACCAGATGGTTTATAGTTTTTAACGGAATTATAATCTTTTCCTTTTTCCTTTTCCTTTGTTACTATTATTGATGCGCCTTGCTTATTAAGAAGTGATTGATCCGCATTAGTAAGACCATCTCCATTGTCAATTTGAGGAGTTTTATCGACTGGTTGTCCATATCCATCGATAACCGTACCGGTTTGCTTCTTGTATTCTTGACGAACATATCCTGGTACCCAGTGTGACCAACTAATAAAGATGAGATTTGGATGTGTATATCTCACGACTAAATCATTTTCGCGTAATTTGCGTAAAATATAACCAGTGCATTCAGCTACATCATACCTTGAAACACCAATCATTACTTCAGGAATTAAGTACCATAAAAATTGTTCCTTTCCTCGATTTTGGTTAGATGTCAGTTTAATTTTAGCATGTATTCTATTTAATATTTTGTTATATAAGTTTAATTTACTTTCAGCAATTTCTCTCTTCTTTTCAAACAAATCATCCAAGCTGATTTTATCTGTTAAATCATTTTCATCGGATAATGTAAAAATATTCATATTACTCTGTCTGTAGAAAAAAATAATGCGAAATTACGGTATTTATGAAAAAATAAAAATATGAATGAATAGTATATATACAATGGCAGAGAAAAATGATTTAAAATTAAATGGTATATTACTATTTGTATTAACTACAAAAGTACTGTGGGTATTATCATTATTTAGTCATTTTGCTATAAAACATTATTTCACAGGGGTTAGTTATTATCTAGAACTTAACGAGAATATAGAATATATGTTACATAATTTATTTACCTTTGCACTTGGTATATTAATGATTTATTTATTTAATCATCTTACACCAGATTTAGTATGTATTAAAGGACACTCGAAATTTTATTTGTATAGTTTTGGCATATTGTCTATAATTGGTATATTACACAAAGTATTACATAAATATGTTAAGCGTTTTGATAAATTAGAGGATAAAGTAGAGGATAAAGTAGAGAATGAATTGTAATTATTTCGCTATTAGGGGTGTAAATATAATATTATTTTTATGAATAAATATAATATTAT